TGACCCATTACAAGATGCATCAGAAGAAGATATAAAAAAATTTAATTTCAACAACTATATTGGGCTTGCCACGCCGGGAAACACCCTACTCGATATATTAACTGACAATTGGGGCAACGGTGTTCCAAGGATTTCTGATCACAGCAAGTGGAAGCCCCCAGTTGAATACAAACATTTATTCACTCAAAATTCTCATCCCAATATCGAAGGCCACAAAAAAATAGCTGTATGGTTGGAAAATGAATTAAAAAAAATGCAGGCTATTTAAAATGGAATTTACATTAGATCGAAATTGGCGTAAAGGGTTGGGAACAGAGTTAATAGTCTTATGTACCTTACTAGACTATAAAGTTTCACAGCTTAATATTAATAAAAGTTTAAATAACACCAATTTTGAAAAATATAAAAAAATTTTTAATATCTCAGACGATATATTACGAATACATCAAACAACTGATTTACAAAATGAAATAGAACCTAGCGATATTTTTAAAATCTATAGTCCCTATTACAAACTATCAAATAATAAACAAAACAAAAGATTTATCGGTATTGCCGCTTATCAAGATAGTCAAGCATTTGAAAATCCAGGACTAGTATACCCTGAATCAAAATACTATCCTATACAAAAATATTCAGAATTATACAAACTTTTAAAATTATTTGGTTGGGAAGTAATTACATTAGATAGTAAAGATGTTTCTGTAGAAGAAAAAGTTAATCTAATATCAAATTATTGTGAATGTGTTATTGGATACGAAGGTGGTATTGCTCATTTGTGTCATATGCTAGATGTACCTTACATAATGTTTCCTTGGAAAACTTCATTTGACGCCAAATTGCTTCACTTAGATAAAAAAACTTTTTTCTTAGATTCATTTGATCGAATACTATCTTGGACCAAGGAAGATCTAGATAAATGTATTAATGACTTACACAGCGGAATAACTAACAATGAGTTAGTAAATAACAAACAATTAATAACAAAAAGACTAATTGGCCATTCAGTGTCTAACGAAGAAAAAAAATTTCTATCATCTAAATGAATAAAATAAATTTTACATACAACAACATACGTGAAGAATTAAAACAATGTTTCTTAGAAAAACCATTTAGTTGTACTTATGGGTGGATTATTAATTGGATTAATTTAGAAATTTCTAAATTGCCGCAAGGATCTTTGATTTTAGAAATGGGTACGTTTGTTGGAGGATCTACTTGTTTATTAGCGAAAGATAATCAACACGTGATTATACATACAATTGATTTAAATAAATTCGAAGAAAATAACCATATGTTAGAATCAATGAGGAGTTCACATAATCTACCTCTACTAACATCCTTAGATTTATTAGAAATTCAAAAAATGCATATTGAAGATTTTCCAAATATTATACCTCATACAGGAGATAGTAAATCTTTAGATCTTAAAGATCTTTCAGTGGTGTTTATTGATGCTGGACACAGTGAAGATGAGGTTACTGCAGATTTAAACTATGCATGGGATCGATTATTAGACGGCGGCTGCATATTTGGCGACGATATTAATTCTCCTATGGTTTATAATGCTTTTACAAAATTTGCAAGAACAAAAGATGTAGAATTAACCTTATACAGTAAATGTGCTAGGATTCGAAAAACTGATAAAATAAGTCCAGATATTAGATTTTTTGATTTTGAACTTTCTAGTGATATATTAATTGCAAAATTTTAATGAAAAAAAATATTCCAATAGTCAAAGCAACACTACACAAACCTGTAGATTTAGATGATAAACATTTAAAAATAATGGAAGCTATACTTCCTTATGCTAGATCTACACCTCAGAAAAATCTCACAGAAGTAGTTATTAATAATGTTACTAGAAAATCTAAAGTAAGATTTTTCTTATTGCCTGAATGGGCCATTAATTTTCCACCTTACAATCTAGCAAGATTGATATCGGTTGCCAAAGAAGCAGGATACAGTGCTGACGGAGTTGATTTAAACATCAAAGCATACAAAGATAAATCTAATTGGGATATCGACTTTAATCCTTGGCACGGCAGCAAAGAGTGGAGATGGATGGGAGAGTCATATCATCAGCACCTGCACAAATATATGCAGCCATTGATGGAAAAATATATAAAACAAATTGAAACAGACAGGGTGGATATTGTTGGATTCAGTTTATATTACTGCAATCAAGAACCAACGGATTGGATGGCATCTGAAATTAAACGAAGATATCCGCATGTTAAAATTATGGTAGGCGGCCCGCAGTGCCACGCATTTCCTCCTGGACCAGATAAACCGTATTATGATTATGTTGTATCTGGAGAAGGCGAAGAAATGCTGCTTAAAGTTTTAGATGAAATAGAGACAGATAACGCATCGTCTTTACAGGTAACTATAGCACAACAAGAAGGACAGAGATTAGATCTAGATCGATTACCTTGGGCAGATTACAGTCATTTTGAGTTGTCAGAATATCAAATGCCCAACGGAGTTAACGCTGAATTTAGTAGAGGATGTACTGCCAAGTGTGTGTTTTGCAGTGAAACACATTTTTGGAAATACAGAGGACGATCGGCTAAAAACACCTTAAATGAAATTGTTCATTTGTACAACAACTACGGAATAGATTTTGTTTGGTTCCTTGACAGCCTAGTGAATGGTAACATAAATGAATTAAGAGCATTTTGTAAAGGAGTCATTGCCAGCGGAATTAAAATTAATTGGACTGGATATGCTCGTTGTAATGAAAAGATGGACTTTAAATATTATCAAGACCTTGCAGGATCTGGATGTAAGATGTTGAGTTACGGAATAGAATCTGGGTCTAACAAAGTTCTTAAAGACATGGATAAACGTGTTACTGTTGATGAAATAGAACAAAACCTGTATCACGGGTCATTGGTCGGAGTAGAAGCTCATACTAATTGGATCATAGGATTTCCTACAGAAGAGATGCAACACTTTTACGAGTCTTTGAATCTAATATGGCGTAATCGTTCTTACATAGAAGTAATTGCGTGTGGACACGGATTCACAGAGCCGCCCGATACAATTTTATCTCAAAACTCTGAAAAATACGGAATGATAAAAGCCTATTATATGAATAATTGGATCACACATGATTTTAGAAATTCAAAAGTTCATCGAGCAATAAGATTAGTTACATTTAATATCTTTTTAGAACATACTCCAAAAGCTGGATTGGTTAATAAACTAACAGGCGGTAATTTTGCTAATTTTAGCACAGACAAATATCACAAAATTAAATTTCACAAGAATAGGGTATTAAACTCTATAGAATATGAAAATTTTGATTTTAATATAATTAACCCTAATATTAATCCGTTGGCCGATAGCGTAGTAAATGAAATATGGCCTTTGTTACGATTGCTATGGAGAGCACGTGGAGGATACGAAATTGACGTAGCAATTACTCCAGACGATATTAATAACGAGTTTGGAACTAGACTAGGGTGTAATTTAACAGCCATTTACAATTTTAAAATAACAGCCTCAGGAGAATGGTTGGCCGATTTTAAATTTAATTTTAAACAAGATACCGATGCTTGGAAATATCAGGATTATTCTAGAGAAACTTCTATGTCGGCTAAACGTGCTAGAACATTAGCAGTGCCAGGGAGTAATGGTGAAAGTGATTGGACTACAGCAAAGTATGACGTGCATTTAAAACTAATTGAAGAATTAAAAGACACAGATTTCAGTTTTAATTACCACTACCAAGATTCTGGTAAATGGTAATTAAAATAGTTTGTTTGTTTCGCTAGCAATATCGTTTTTCAAACGAGATATATCAACTTTAAAATCGATCTTTTTGATTTCATCCTTGTATTCTTGGAGTGTGTTAAGCAATACGTCAGCAATGCTTTCGGAAGTTTGTTTGGTCAATTCGCTTTTCACATCGATTTCCCATACTCTGCCATCTATAAAATCCAGTCGTACTGAATCCAGATACGCCACAGGCATGGTATTCATATAAAGATCTTCAAAAACCTCCGGCCATTCTTTCACAAGATGGCGTGGAGGTTTGAACAAAGGATTAGGCATCAGCAGTTTCTTCTGCCTTTTTAACCTTCTTGACTGTGGGATCAAGATCTTCTGCTTCTTTACGTAATCTTGCTGCTTCTTTATACATGGCATCAGCTTGACTGCGATAGCTCTTGGCAATATCTTTATCAGATAATGCTTCGTTTGATGCAGCTTGAGCACGTAATGGTGCAGGAATGTCTGAATCTACTGCAGGAGCGATATCATTTACTGAAGCTACATCGGCTTTAGCGGACGGAGCACCTGCTACAAATGTGCATAGATCATCTACGGTGCAGTTCTTCTGTTCTGCTATCAGTGTGTTAAGATTAGCTAACAGCACAGTATCGTTGGTAGTAGGAGTCATCATCACAGCATCAGTGGCTACTTTTACTAGTCTGTTATCAGCCTGCATGGCCCGCAGCATAGGTCTGCCGTCTGGGAATGGGCGTATGTGCATGATTTCGCCAAACTCAAATGCGTCCTGCGCTTGATCAGTTTCTATCAAAGTCATAATTGAATCATGATACTGATCTGGCAGTTGCGCTACCGGTAATACTAGAGCCATATTTGACTCTCCTGGCAGAGTTCTAAACACCACTATGACTTTAGCACCTGTGTTTTGAATTCTGCCTATGTGTTTTAAGCTTCTCATTTAGGCTTCCTTTTTAGATACAGCTTCAAGGAAGGCATTTAGTTTGTTGAAACTTTTACCAACTGCTTCCAATTCTGCTGCTTTGAACGCTCCTCTACTTGTTGCAACTTCGATGATATTTTTTACGGCTAACAGATCGCTGATATTTAAATCAGGACCTTGTGCTGCAGGTGCTTCTGTTGCCGCAGGCGCTGCTTGGGCTGGTGTCTCTACGACTTGATCTTTAACTTCTTCTGACATTAGTTTCTCCTTAGATGTGGGCATGCAAGCATGAAATAGGTTAATTCTTTTTGATCTTCAAAACCTACGAAATGCGAAGATCTTAAATTTCCACTCTGGTCTAGAGCAGGTTTTTTGCAGATATAATATCTGCCCTTGAGTTTGACTTTGATCCAATCTTCGATGCCTTCAAATATTTCAGATTCTGAAATATTCAATTCAGTGAAATGTGGGGCCACAGTCTTCAGCTTTCGCTGTTGTAGTACGTCCATTGGATTAAGGTCAAACATAGTGAAAATATTTATACAGGGGGATTACTCGGGGGTAGATTCTTGGCTAAGTCTTTTGCTCATGGCTCTATTGTGCCCTAGCTTTCTAACATCACCACTGAGTAGATATAGTTCAAAAGCAGCTTTTTCCTTCATTACTATGATGTGTTTTTTATTGACGAAGAAAGGTGAATCGATATAGTTGTCTAACCAAAGCAGTACCTGTGGAGTAAATGCAAATTCTTTGGGGAATTCTATCTTGTAGGTTTTAATTTTGGCATGTTTCTCAATGAATTCGAGAGCCTGTTCGGTTAGTCTTAAACCGCCTTGATCTTTTTTTCGAAAACTCCACCACCATACAGCTTTGTAGTCTTTGATGTTTTTTTCATTAACGGGTAATTCTGCTGCCTGCAAGAACGCCTTAGTGTAGGCATCTTTGTTCATGTCATTTAATCTCTTCACCTGCAGTGAGTTTATATACAGCAAAGTCTTTGGTCTTGAATAATCGATTTAATTTTTTTGCCAAATTATGTGCGTGACCTGGATTTGAAAAAGAAACTTTTTTATATTTGGGTCCAGGATAACTAGCAATTAAACTACCGCTCTTGAGATTGAAAGGCTGGCCGTTGTAGAACACAGCCCAGATAGCTTCTGAATCGAGAATTTGCTCAACCTTGTAGGTTTCTTTGTTAGCATATTCTAAAAGAATTTTAGGTTTGGGTCTACTCATATACGTGTTCCTAATTAACCACGTATATATTTATATCTTTTTAGAACTTGCCGCCGTCGAATTTTACGTCTATTTGAGTGGTTGATTCTTTGATTGCTGCTAGCATTTGATGTATTTCGCCCACAGTCTTGCTTAGTTTAGCAGACATGAGTGCTAGTTCTGTGGTCAGATCACGTGCTTCTTGTAAACTAATGCGTATTTCTTTTTGTTGACTGCGTTCAGCTACTTGAATTCTCTGCAACAGTTTCTGTATAGTGGGCAGTGTATCTGGTAGATTATTTTGCGACATTAGCCAACACCTGTTTCATTTCTAATTCTGTTTTGAACGGACCTTTATATGGATATCGTTCCAGCGTGATTTTTTTTGGACAAAAACTTTTGACCCATCCTTTGTCAAATTTTATACAGTAGTAACCTGCACAGTATAAACTCTTGGAATCGCTGCTCTTAGTGAATAGCGGCAGCTTCTTACGAATATCAAACATGGCATTGTGAGGTTCGGCACTGGTGGCGTATCCATGAACCTCATTAGGTAGAGCTGTGTCGGCTTCCTTGACAATTTTTACTGTGAAAAACTTTTTACCAAACTGACGAGTTAGACTGTCTTTGGTTTCGTAAATTGTTACCCCTGTCTCATTGCTCATAAAAAATCTATTGTCGTCGTCTTTTCTTAGAGTGGCAATCTTTTCACCGTTCTCCTCTACGATCCAAAATTTATTTGCTATGATAGGTTTAGCATGTATGTCTGTCATTGTGTATATCTCGCATTAAGTGGTTCTGCATAACTCTGTGCCTGATCAGCAATCTTTTTCAAATCCCATAGATTACAGAACTTGATTAATCTTATACCAACTTGACTCACGTTCTTTTGTTCAGCAGTGGCAGTGGCAATAGTGTTTACAATTATCTCTTTGATGTCGTCGGGTTGGTGACTTAGATCGATCAGTCGACGATTGCGTTCATAATCTTCTAACACACGATGTTCTTCACCGTTGTGATCAGACCACCTCTGAAGCATGAGATTGTTCCACGCATATCCTTTGCTGTTACGATCTTCGAACGCTTCACTAAGACCCACTTTTTTGCTTGTGCCTTTAGTACGCACACCTGGATACGCCGAGAAGACATTATCACTGGTATCACCACGCATGCATTTTTCAAACAACAACCATTCTGGATTAGGTGCTGCTTTTGGCTCTTGTGTTTTTTTGTCAATGATGGGCTTGCCTTTGTCATCAAAAATTCCTTTGTCAGTGATAACATGTTCCATAACACCATTGTATTGTGTGACATTGGGTGCAATCAATTGAACGAAGTCTGTGTCTGTGCTGATGATCACATGTTTGTCATTTGGATGTGTTTGTATCCAACCAGCAATTAAATCATCTGCTTCTAATTGTGAATTTTGTAAAACAGTGCAGTTAGTTTTTTCTGCGATAAAGTCTTTGAACGTGTCAAATGCTTCCCAGAAGATTTTGTCTTCTTCTTGTTCTTTTTCTGTGTGTGCGGCACGAGCATCTGAACGATTACGCTTGTAAGGAGCATAGTAGTCCTTGCGCCACGATCTACCCTCTAAACAGAAGATAACATGACTACCTTCGAACTGCTGCCATGCTTTGCGAATACTGTTTAATGTGATGTGAAATGCCATGCCTAGTTTGATATCAGCGTCACCGTTGATAACGTGACGAGCACGAAAGAATGTGTTTGCTGTATCAACTAAGATATAATTCATAGATTATCTTTCTTCACTGTTTTAATATCAATTACGCCTGTGTTTACAGGACCGCCGAAATCGCCATCGACTACTACATTGGCACACAGTTCACGGAACCAACGATCTATAATTTCTTCGTCTTTGTCTCCGTCCTCACCATATCCCTCTTGCTTTAATTTTAACACAAAAAGGTCGTTCCAGTCAAGCTCAAAAAAGCCATTACGAACATTATCTTTGTTGACATGTGTTTCGATTACGCCTACCCACGGTTCTTTTTTACGTGTTGCACGTTCTTTTGGAGATAATTTGGCCTGTGCCTCTGCTTCTGTAGCACGTTCGGCAGCTTCAGTGGCTGCTTTGGCTGTTTCAGAGGCTTGTGCTGCAATGCCTATTGATCGTTCTGCTTCTGCTCTGATCTTGTCAATACCAAATAATTTTTCAATCCATTTATTCATCATGTTCCCCACTCATTTTTAAATAGCGGCACTTGCAGTCTATCACTGTAACGTAGTCCCATCTTCATTGCTAATTCTGCCACCCGGCGATTATTTAGTGTATATACACTTTCAACTCCGCCCACAGGCATGAGATAACAATGTCCGGTAAATCCTTCTGCACGATATATATCTAAAGTTTCTAAGGCTTCTTCGGCATCTTCTTCTGTGGCTATTACAAATTTAAGATAGGTATAACCAGCTTCTTGATATTCACAAACAACGTCCGGCTTTATCGCTTCGTGTCTTTCCTCTCCGGAACAGCTGAGCTTGGCACTGACTGAAAATGTAACTTCTCTAGAAGCGAATGGAGGATTCTGACCCCACTCTTGTAGGAATGTTTTAAATTCTGGAGTGAGTTTTTGAGTGCCGTTGGTTTCAAACGTAATTTCTTTAAGTTTGATCATACTAGGATGGTTAAGTAATTCTGGATAAGCACGTTGCCAACCCAACAAAGGCTCGCCACCTGTAATAACTAGATGTTCAGCCTGCCACTGATTAAAAGGTAAGATTTCCATTATACGCTCAGCGATAGCATCACTAGTAAGCATAGGACTAAGATCCTTAAACCTTGGATCCCAGCTTGCATAGCTATCACAGCCAGTACTGACAAGTGGTAGTTCTTCATATGTTTTAAATTTATCTACGATTTGTGCAATAGAATCAACTTCGGTACTTAGTTTATCTTTAGGCATACCAAAGCCCGCACATTTAAAGTTGCAGCCAAATGTGCGTAAGAAAACAGAAGGCACACCCATATAGCGTCCTTCACCCTGAATGCTGTAAAACAGCTCTGCAATTTTAATTTTACTCATAGTTTATTATACACTCTTTTTCTGTAATTGCCAAGAGCCATTGCCCTGATCTATCCATTCTAATGTGTCGCCTTCGCCCCAACCTTGCAGATCCAACACTTCCTGTGGTATTGGCATAATGAGATCACCGGTATCAGGATCTTCTTCTAATACAACTGTCCAATTTTTCAATGTTAACTCCTGATCAAATAGTATTGTCGTTCTTATTTTTCCAATCCAAATATCTACGTTTACGACATTCTTCTTTAACGTCAGTTGGAATATCTGGATGCCATTCTGCCATGCCGCAGTCGTAGACTCGATATTCTGGCATTTCTACTTGAGAAAGAAAGAGAATCCAAAGGACGCAGGCAACAACAAACCCAATGAAATATTTCTTCATACTCTATCGCTTAACAATATTTTACACAGCATTGCATCGTGTTCGTTATAAAATTTAAATGTCATTTGATCTGTTTCTGGATGGCTGGTATATCGATCGCCTGGAAGGCCAAAGTGTTCCAACACCATGACACAGGTTTCATTCCACCAAAATCCAGTTTGTTCTTTTTTCCAAGGAACTAAAATTGTTTTTAG